ATGCTGGATTCTTCCTGCGCGCCACCAGCCCTAGCGACCGTCACGTTCGCCTGGGAGGTCCCATCCTCGTCATACTCGAAGTCCAGTGCCTCCGTGATATCGATGACGGGTGTAGTCGACCCACCCCTGTGCGGGTAGGAGAGCGAGATGAAGGCTCGCGGTTCCCCGGCGATGTTGCGCGATACGTCGTCGGCGTAGTCGAAGCCCAACCCGTCGGCGAGTTCCTGTAACTGTGTCAGTATCGCCGCAAGTGTTTGCTGCTGATTCACCGGTGCGCTAAAGGCGATCCAAGAACCGGGGCCAGGGCCGAACAGTGTTTCACTGGCTCCGTCTGGTTTTAGGGTCTGGACAAATAGGGGGAGCGACTCTGGCTCTTCTAGGGCCTGGAAGAGAATCCAGTACATGATTTTGAGCGCGGGCATACCCACTTTGAGCGGGGGCATTAGAAGGCGTTGTCCCCATTCCACTCATCTTCTTCAGGGTCTACGTAGTTCGTGTAGTCGCGACTCTGGAGTCGCTGCGAGAGATAGCCAGTGAAGCTCGTGCCGGTCAAAGCAACCTTCCCCGTGCTTCTGGTGTACTTCCGGCCGGTCGTTACTCCTCCGTAGACGATGTCGTTGTCGATGACCACCCACATCGCGGTCCGGTTGACGTTTGTCGCTTTGATCCATTCAGCGTCCTTCACCCCGGGGTCCTCTACATCCAGCGTTCCGGCCCAAGGGCCTGGGCCATTCAGCACTTTCGCGAACATGAGGTTATGCAGCGGCAGCTCAGCGAGCAGGTGCCCAAAGAGTTTGTCCTCTTCGTTGCCTAGCAGCGCTGTGAACTGGCACAGGATTTCATGGTCTATGCCCTCAGGAGTCGGCATTAGAGCATGTACGCGCTAGCCCATTGAATCGTTGCGTCCCCGGTTTCGGTCAGGTCGGGGTCGTCAGAGTGATACCGCAGTTCGTTGTTGCCTTTGATGAGATCCCACCACAGCGAATCCCACGTCAAAAGGCGCAGGGCGTTTTCAAATCCTTCACCCGGCCCAAGCCCACCTGGATACAGGCGTACCAAGTGTGGGATCGCGAGGTTGACCCATAGCACTTCGCCTGGGCTTATCGTCAGTTCGCCTTCCGGGTCACCGATGGGCGCGAACCGTAGCGTGGGCGTCTCGGCCGCGGAGAGGTTCTGGATCGCTGGGCTAGTAACCGGCCCCTCGATATAGAAAATGGGTCGCATCTCGGTGTTGCCCGCATTCACCACGTTCTGGATCGTGCCCGTTTCGGGTTCTTCGCCCGTCCCCCACGCTGCTTCCTCTCCAGCGGCATAGATACGCGGGTCCGTCGCGTGGAACGCCAGTTCCGGTTTGTAGATGTTCGCCGCCGCATAGTCCGTTTCGATCTTGCCGGGACGCTTCCGGGGCCGGCACATCACGCACAGGATCGGCAGGTTCGGGAGCTGGAACCAAAGCGGGATCTCTTCGTTCGGCTTGACGTTCGTCGCCGCCGCTAGTTCTAGCTGGGTTGCCTGGAGGGAGGACCCGCCGGACTTGATCCATAGGTCGAAGATCACATCACGGCCAGCGAACACGTCGAGGCCCATCGCCTGCCCGTGGTCCCGGGGCCAATTCGCGTCGCCGTTGCGGATCTCCGCGAGGTCGAGGCCCTCCACGTTCAGCACCCCAATAGCGGTATTAGCGCCGAAGGTTAGGCCACCGTACTGCCATTGGAAATCCTCGAGCGTAGGAGGTGTGAGCGACGGGGCGGGAAACACTAGACACCCTGGAGGAGGGGCCTAAGCTTCAAGTACAGGTCGTTCACGAGCTGCGACGTTGGCACTTGCGCGCCGTAAACGTTCACCGCGTTGACGTGCAGACCACCACTCTTTTCAATGTTGTTGGTCGAGGACCCGGAGAGCGGCTGCACCGCACGGTTCATCGCGCCTACCCCCCCTTTGAGCGGTATCACGACCTCGGGACCGGACTCGCCGAGTTCCGCGATCGTCGGGCCGGTAATCAAACCACCCACACCGAGTTTTTTGAGCTCGAAGCTGCGAATCGCCGACTGTCTAGTCGAGGCGTACTTCGCCATGTCCGGTATGCTCTTGCCGGCTTCCTTCATTTCTTTCACGACTTCAAAGGTCGTCTGGTTGTAGCCGGCTATGGCCGCCTTCACACCGGCGTAGACGTTCTTGTGCCGCTTCGCTAGGCTTGCCGCCAACCCTTCCATCGCCGTGAGTTCGCCCTGTCCGCCCCTTTCTCTCGACGCTTCCGCCTGGTGCACCCCCTTGTCCCCGCTCAACAGTTCTTTCACGTTTTCGATAAAGCTACCCTTGCCTAGTATTTTGGTCACCGCGGTAGCGACGCCGACTATCCCAGCGAGAGCGGCGGCGACCAGCGCTATAGGGGCGAGCATGCCCATGAACGACACCCCGGCGGCCTCGTTAGCCACCACTATCTCCCCGTCGGCCCCTGTAACCACAGCCGCCGACTCTGTGGCCGCCCCACCTATACCGAGCATTTTCGCAGCCATCATGGCCAGTTCCTTGGCTATAACCGCTCCCGCTTTCAGCTTGCTCGCCACGTACAAGCCCGCCAACGCGGTACCGATACCCCCGACAGCCACCATCACCGCTTTCGCGGGAGCGCTGCCCTTCACGAGCCACCCAATGAAAGACCCCAGATCTACGGCAGCGTCCTTGAGTACGGGGACAAGGTTCTTGCCGAGCGCCCCCGCCGCCTCATCTCCCTCCGCCTTCACAACCGCTAGCTGACCAGAGAGCGTTCCTGCCTGCTTGGCCGCTTCGCCGTGCAGGACATTTTCCATTTCCTTGAACACGAGCGGGATCGCCTGCTTATCTTTCAAGAGTTTTTCTTCTGCGATGGAGAGCTTTTCCGCCGCCCCCGCTTCCTTCAGCGTCGCCATCGCCCCCGTCAGCTTGCCTTCCGTAACTTCCTGTTCAACTATCCTTTTTGCCGCCTTCGCGGCAGTAACGGCCTTTTCTCCCGATTCGAGCGTCGCCAGTTTCCCCGAGCCGCCGGGCAGGTTGATCCCAAATTCCTTTATCGCGCGCCCGGGTGTGCCAGAGTAAATCTTGGCGAGCATCGACGCCGCCGCCGCTAGGCTCATATGCTTCCTGGCCGCATAGTCCGCGGCGAGCCCCATGTCCTTCTCACCCGCGCTCAGGCTTTTCGACGCGGTAGTCAGAGTGGAGAGCGCTTCCACGGTTTCCCCAGGCGTCTTGCCGTACTTCACCATCGCACCTTCGACCCCTTCGATGGACGCCTTGTGCTGCGCGAGAGTCCCACCGCCGGTGTTCTTGATCGAGGTTGCCAGCCTCGCTTCGGTAGCTTCGAGTTTGATAGCAACATCCGTCGCGCCGGCAAGGACTCCCAGCATCCCAAGCGCGACGCCTTTTCCGAGTTTCTGCACCATCGCGGAAGCTTTACTAGTGCTGGCCACCACCTTCGCGGACGACGCACCCACACCGCTCGCCATATCCTCCGCCGCGCTACTCGTGCCCGCCGCGGCGTCCTCGACGCCCTGCCTGCCCGCCGCGGCGCCCACGCCCACGCCCTCTAGATCGCCGGCCATTGAGCTCGAAGCGTCGTGTACGTCCGCGGCGGTACCGTCAGCGGCCTCAGACGTATCGTCCATGGCACCCTTCGTGCCGGCGGCCCCCAGCGCGGCGCCGTCGGCCATCCCCGCCATGCTCGCCCCGGACCTCTCAGAGCTGGCCTCTATCTCATCGGCACTGGCACTCGCACTCGCGGCCGTCTCGTCAAGCTTGGCCTGGAGCGAGTCCAGCTCGGCTATCGCCTCCTTGTCCTGGACTAGGATGGGGATCACGACTGGCGGCAGAAACTCACTGGCCATAGCTCACCGTCCTATCGCCTCGGTCAACGCGCGGACCACGATCGGCCGGGCGAGCGGCTTGGCCTCTGCGTAGGCGGGTCGCACATACGGCCAACCATATGCGGTCGGAAAAGACCGGCCAAGGCTATCGCGGAGCGGTGGCATGAAGCCCAACTCCTGTCGCCTCGCATAGACGGTTGTGGGCCCAACCCGCGCCCCGTAAACACCGTCGCCACCCTTGACGGGCTCCGTCCGCCACGACCGGCGCAACGTCCCCAACACGACTTTGGTGTGCGCCATCCCCGCACGCTGGAAAGCCAGCCCGACCTTCATGGCGGACTCCTCGCACGCCACGCCGATACGGACCCGCATAGCCCTCAACGCCGCGATCGTGTCCCCAGCCTCAGCGGGCATTCTTTTCCGCCCGCTTCTGCTTTTCGTTATCCAGCTTCGTTTTCATCTCGAGTATCGCCAGCATCCAATCCACAGTGGCCGCGGGTTCGTCTAGGTAGTCCTCGTGGCTGCATCCGGGGAAGGCTCTACGGAAGGCAAACTCGTTCCATTGGTTGACGGTGGCTCGATCGACCCTGACTCCCGCTTCGCCCCCGAGCCGTTGCTTGAGACGGCCGAGGGCGGCGTAGGGCTTGACGCGAACCCCTCGCTCTTCGGGTCCGGCGGATCGAAGTCAACGCCCGTGGCCATCGCCGCCCCATCCTCACGAGTAGCCACCGCCAGCGCCTCATAGACCTCCGGACGCATGTCGCCGATCGTGGTCGCATCCGGGATCGGCTCGTCCAACGTCCACGACACGAGCGTCGCCAGGATCGTCGCGTCCTGAATCTCGTACAGTGCCGTGGCCTCCTCGGTCGACAGGCCCAGCTCGACCATTGTCGCCGCCGCGAGCTCCTCCGGATCGTCCGGGAGCTTCGCCAGGGCACTAGAGGCCCCCACGGATGCCGCCTCGACCGGCCGCTTGTGGCGCACGCGGAGCTCGTGGGCCTCCCTAAGGTGCGCCGTTCCTCCGGGGATTTGAACGCTCTTCATGCGGCCTCCTGTTTCGTGTTGCGTAGGTCTGACTAGGTTATCGCAGCGCTCAACTACGACACCCGTCCAGACGCTAAAGCTCCGCCCCCAAAGTGCCGATAGATGACTATCAACCAACCGACAGGAGCAGAAGCCATGAACCGCATAGCCCCCCTCATCACCACCATCGTCCTCCTCGCGACACCCGCTAGCGCCACGGCGTTCTCCGGTGTCGGATCATCCGCGCCGGCCAGTAGCCACCACGCTAGGAAGCACCACAAGGCAACCCCCGCCGAACTGAACGGTGCCGCCTGCAGAAGCAGGGCACGAGGAGCGGAAGACCCAAGCCGCGCCATAGCGAGATGCGACCGCGAAGAAGCCGCAGCAGATGCAGCCGCGCCGCGCATAGCGGCAGAAAAAGCTTACGCCAAGTCCCCTGCAGGACAGGCGAACCAGGTCGCTGAATGCGAACGCGAAGAACAGGAACGCGCGAAGGTCGTTCTCCCGGAAATCCTCAAGCCGCTAAGGCAGTGCAACGCGCAGTAGCGAAACACCTTCCCAACTCGACCAAGGAGCAGCCATGAAGACCCTCACACTCACACTCAGCACCATCGCACTACTTGCTTCGGCCGCACCTGCGGCACAGGCGAGCAAGCTCAAGCCAGCCAAGGACTACAGATGCACCGCAGCGTCCGTCCACAAGCACAAGGACGGCGTCGGTACCTCCTGCGAAGCGGAACTACTGCCCCGTTACCGCTAAAGCCTCGCGCGCGGAGCAGGTAGGCGCATCTCAAACCACTTCGAGCCGCCGGGGACTGCTCCCCTCGGCGGCTCGTTGGCGTGTCAGCTCAGTATTCAGTGCTAGTTGCGTTCGCGCAGGTGCAGATTATCGGCGACACGCCACCAGCGAGAGCATCTTCCGCGCTCGGGATCGGATCGAACTCCAACGGGACCTCCACCCACTCCTTGCCGCGGTCCAGCTCGCCAGTCGAGAACTTCATCTTGCTGCTGTGCAGGTTCAGCGCGAAGCCAGACTCCACATCCGAGAGCGTCAAGTCAATGCTCTCAAGCGTCCCGTTCTCATACGCTGTCAGCCAAGTCGCGCTCGGGTCCTCCAACACCGTAATCTTCCCCGTGAGATCCAGCGCGCCGGCAAAGTGCTGGTAGTAGTTCTCCGTGCCGGTGATCGCGGGGACGTTCTTCACGCCCCGCTTCAGGTCGAAGCTCCAGTCCACCAGATAGCCGATCTGTGTACCGCCGACAGAAGCCTGCACCGTCCACCCGGGCGGAGCCTCAGCCGTCGAGAACGACGGTTCCGGAGCGCTCGGCGTGATCGCGCTGTTCGCCATCCACGTCATCGCGGCCTTCGGCAACGCATCCGCGGAACCGGACAGGCTGATCGAGTCGAGCTGCGCCGCAGCCAACTGACGCCAGCTCGTCTCCCCACCAAAGTCCGTGATCGTGCACGACGGTGGCTGGTTCCCCGTCGCCGGGCTGTTGTTCAACAAGCTGAAGGCGTGCTTCGTGAGCCCCGTGGTGGGCGTTTTCGCCGGGTGCGTGAACGCCAGTGGATAAGCAAGTTTCTGTTTCGCGGCTTTCGTCGTCACGAGATGCGTCTCGATTGTGCCGGTGCCGGCCGTGCCGATCACGATGTAGCTACCGGCGGCGACTTCGACTTCGAGTTCGATTTCGGTAGCGCCCGCTTTCGCTTCCGCCTTCAGTTCCCCAGCGGCCGGCGCGACCGTCTTCGTGTCTTTCGAGCCGAGCAGCGCCCTCAGGAACACCGGGAACGTGTCCAGATACGGGTAGCTATCCCAGCCGTGGCTATCGAAGCGCAGGCCAGGCACCAGGTCGTATTTGTTGACCATCGACCCACGCAGGCCCTCGTCGGGTAGAAGCTGAAGGTCCGGGTGGTACTTGGGCCCCATGACGGGAAGCCAGTACGTCGGAGCGACAGGAACGCCGCGTTCCGCCTCCAGGGCTATGCCGACGACGGTCTCTGGTACGGGGATCGCGGAGAAGGACATTCGTTAGCTCCTAGGTAGCAAAGCAGAGACGTGGGGTATTATTCAACCGGTGCCCGCAAAACTCGACCTGACGTTCGCGGTGGTTGGACGACTGTGGGTTCAGCGTCCGAAGCGTCCGCGCCGCCGGTAGCCTCACGACTCCGGCTCCTTCTCGGTGGTTGCCGACTCTGCCGGCGTCTCAGGCTCATCCTTCGCGGCGCGCTTCACGACAACAGGCCGCAAGTGCGGGTCCTTGAAGCCCTTGGGTAGATCCAAGTCCACACTCTCCCCCGCACCGAGCTCCAACGTGCGGCCGTCCTCGCGCTGGATACCTGACCAGACGCGCCGGTTGTCGTCGTGGTTCTTGAATCGCACGGACACAGTCTACATCCTACTCAAAGCTGCTCAAGCCACCGGGCCCGACACCCAGCTCATCGAGTCGAAGCGCACTACGCCGGGGATAAGGATCGTCATCCCGTCAGCGTCCGTGCGCGGCAAGCTCTGGTCGTGCGCAACACCCTGCTCGTACTCGCCCGCCGACCAGACAGTGCCGGGTGCGCCTAGCGTCGCGTTCTCTCGGATCGCCGTGACGATCGCGTCCACGGTCTGATCGTAGTCTTCCTGGGCCTTCGTGGCTTCTCCGGACGTGCAGGCAAAGAAGACCTCGAGGACTGCCTTGTAGGTGATCTGGTCGTTTACCGCGCCACGGCCGGTGTCGGCCTTGCGCTGACGAACGTCCGACGGGAGATTCACGACCAGGACCGCGCTCGATCCGTTTTCAGACGCGACCGCTTCGGCAAGTCTGTTCGATTCGTAGTCCTGCTCGTTGATGATTTCTGGCCTGGCCGGGTACACGATCCCGACGTACTCGATGTTGGCTTCCTGCAAGAAGGCCGTGATCGCTTCCCTCATCGCTAGACGAGACATCGGCCAACCCTATCTGGGATAATGAGGAGGTGCCAGCCGCGCTTGACCTGACGCTTCAGACCTTCGGGAGACTGTGGGTGCTGCGCCCGGCTAGTAGGGCACCGAGCGGAGGCAAACGCTGGTTGTGTCTCTGCGCGTGCGGGGAGAGGACCGTCGTGGGAGTCCACAAACTGCGCAGCGGCGGCACGCGTAGCTGTGGCTGCCTGCGAAGAGAAACGACCTCGCTGAACAAATCGCGTCACACACATGGCTACACGGTCGGCAAACGAACGCCTACCTGGCGCTCCTGGGCCTCCATGCGTGAACGCTGCAACTCCCCAAACGCCAACGGCTACGAGAACTGGGGCGGACGCGGCATCACGATCTGCACGCGATGGGACAGCTTCGAGAACTTCCTCGCGGATATGGGCGAGCGACCAGATGGGCTTACGCTTGACCGCATCGACAACGACGGCAACTACGAACCCTCCAACTGCCGCTGGGCGACGCGGAAAGAGCAAGCGGAAAATCGGCGCCAGCCCCTTAAGTCGACCTAAGGACAGGGGTCGTAAACGGCTTCAACATCTCGACAGCGTCCTTCCAATCCTGCGTGGCACCCGCCTGCCCTTCGGCCTGGCCTTTCGCCTGGCCGCCGGCAGTCTGCGGCAACACCATCGCACGGCTACCACGGCGCTTGATGAGGTAGCTCACAAGGCTGATGCACGCCTGCTCGACCTGCCACGGCACCGCAGACACCCGAACGGAACCAGGCAACGCCGGCACTTTGTGCGTGTACAAAAGCGGCGCCGTGAGATTGAGCGTGAGCCCTTCGATCGACGAGACGACGACCGTCTCAGTGGCTTCGCCGTCATGGATCGTGAGCTGGGTGCCGGGGTAGATACCGTAAGCCACGCTGCCGCCGGGGTTAGACGGCCCGACCGTCAGCACGGATTTGCCGGCTTTCGCTTCAGCGGCCAGGGGGACGTGCGGGAAGCCGTTGACGTAGGTCCACACGGCGTAGACCCTGCCGTTGATCGTAGGTGTTCCCAGCATCGTCCTTGGCCCGAAGTTGCCGTAGCACGCGCCCTGAAAGTAGATGATTGGACCGTCGATGGAGATGTTTTCCGCACCCTGCGGTCCCACGCTCTGCATGCTGGCATTTGGACCCGTGCCCAACGCCAGCGCATCCACCTGAATCACAGGCTTGAAGGCACAGATAATCGCGAGCGACCCGTTCTCGCGGGGCCTGATCCAGCCCGATTCCGTGCTCGGGGATGCGGCGAAGGTACCGTCCGATCTGTGGAAGGCGATCGTATCGACAAGGTCGCTCGCTCGCATGATGACCGCCGCAAGCGCGGCTTCCTGCGCCCCTTTCGAGCCGCCCGGCACAAGGTTGCTCACAGCCACCGCGGTCGGGGCATTTAAGTAGTCAATCGCCGACAGGTACGGCGTGCTCCTGAAGTACGTCGTTGTGTCGGGGGAGATGACCGGCTCAGCGAAGGGTTCCGGCGCGAAGACACTCACGCCCTAATCCTACCGCCCGGGCGTATAAGCAAGCAACGCCGGCTGCTCGTGTGGGATCGCCCGCTCAAGCGCCGGCAGACGCCCACGATCGAACGCGATCCACGCCAGCATCCGCTCCGTGTGCGTCGGCGCGAGCGCCTGCCGGGCCTGCCGCTGTTCGGCCTTCGCCTGCTCCACCAGCTTCGGCGGCGCGAGAAGGCTAGGCACCGACCTTCGCTTTCGCCCGGCTCTTCTTGGCCGCGACCACCACCTCACCGAACGGGTTCGGCCCCGTGTACCAGTCCGGGCCGGCGCACAGGCGCTCCGCGAGCTCGTCGGGCACATCGAACGTGCCGTGCTTGTCGACGTGGAACGTGCCGTGCTCCGGGTCCTGGATCGTCACCGAGGAGCCCTGCTTCAGGACTCTCTCTTTGCGGATCTGGATACCCCGGATCGGGTCGATCTCATGCCGGGTCTCCTCTGAGACAACCACCTGGTGAATCTGCATTTGGGTTCCTCCTGTAGATGCCCGGCCCCGCGCGCACAGGAGAACGCGCGGGGACCGGGCGAAAGTAGATTAGATCACCATACTACCGACTAGCCCGCCGGTTGATGTGGTACTCGCTCATCGCCGTTTTACACGCCTCGCACGGCTTCTCGCCCAGTTTGTAATGCCGGACATAGCCGCTCGTCGTGCCGCACACCGCCTCCACGCGACGCTTCCGCTCGCGGCCGGCGGCACGAGCACGTTTGCGCTCAAGCTCGTACTCGCGTTTAGCGCGCAAGCACGGATCACATGGCTTCTCGCCAAGGCGACTGTGACGCGAGTAGCCGCTGACCGTGCCGCACTGTGCTCGCACTCGTGGGCGCACATCTCGATCGACTGTGATCGGCTCGACGGTCTCCAGGTAGTGAGCCGCGGCGCGCAGCCTAGCCGGGTCCTCGCCGAAGTGCCCGATCGACGTGTTGCAGCTAAAGCACAGCAAACCGCGAATCGCCTCAGTGTCGTGACAGTGGTCAATGTGGAGCGACTTGTCTTCCGGTGGCGGCTGTCCGCAGATCGCACATACGCCGTTCTGGCGATCCACGAGCGCTCGATACTGCTCGGGTAAGAGTCCGTAGGCCGCCTTGATCTGGTGGCCCCGGTGACGCTCGCGATACTCCGGGTCCGTCGCGTGTCGCTCACGGGTCTTTGCGAGTTGTCGCTCACGGCGCTCATCGGGTGTGAGGCTGAGCACCGCACCCCGACGGCTACGTAGGCACTCAAGGCACAAGTACGTACGGCCGTCGGGGGACTTGGGGCTCCGCTTGAACTCCTCGAGCGGCTTTGGGACGTGGCAGGCTTGGCATTCCTTTTCCATGCCGCCAAGCTTACCACGTCCCGGCGTCCGTGTGTACTACTTTACGTTTGCGACAACTGTCTGCGCGACCGGGGCACGGTTCACGAGGGTCTCCATCGACCTGATCTCTGAATCGTAGCGAGGACCTCCGCCTTCCACCCCTGGATTGTAGTTTGCCGCGTACTGGAACTCCATTGTATCATATTGGCATCGGACCTCAAACACGCTCCCGATGTTGCTGCCAGGGAACGGCACCCTGTCCGTGCGGGCGATGATGGTGCCCGGCGCGACGTGTGGGTGAACCTCGATCGGGACCTGCACCCCGCCAACCGCCTTGTTGACGTAGCTGCCGATGTACCCACCGCCCGCCAGGTTCGTCCTAGCGGCAGCATCCGTCGGCGGCAAGAACGTCGTCGCCGCGTTCGTCCCCAACAGCAGGTCTGAGATCTCATCGCCCTGCTTGCTGTTGACCATGTACGCCGTCGGCGAAAGCTGCACCGAAGACCACACTTCGTCGTTGATCTGGTCCAACAGGCCGATCGACGCGCCTTCACCGCTGATGGAGTTGCCTCCAAAGTCGATGAACGTCGCACCCGATTCGGTACCTTCACCTGGTTTCACCGGACCAGTGGCCCCATACGCCCCGAGAATGCTGGCAATCAGGCCGTTGTACCACTTCGTGCTACTGAACGAGCTGTCTTTGATCGCACGAGCTGCAAGCGCTTCCGTGCTCGCCGCAGGTGTCGCAGCACTCAACAGCGGCAGTTTCGGCAGCGGTTCCGCTCCCGTCGGGACTTTCGTGATCGTCACCGAAGCAACGGTCGTGGTCGTGTAGTAGTACAGCGTGCCGCCCTCGGTACCGACATACCAGTCATACGCGACGGCACCCTTGATCGCGGCATGAGACGCCGTGACCGAGCACGTTTCGTTTGTCGTGCCGGGCTCAACCGACGTCACTTCGGACGCTTCCGTACTCCCTGACCCGAACACCCCGGCCGACAGTTCCGTGCCGGTGAAGTAGTTCGCACCCGACCTCGCCGCGACAGCCACACTGACTTTCACGGTTTTTTTGATCGAACCACCCGTTTCCGAACCCACCAGCGTCGGCGCGCTCGGCTTCCCCAGCGACCAGGACTGGCTGTTGATGATGTGCATGTCCTGCCCGATGAAGAGCTGGTTCAGCGTCTGGAGCTTGCCGATCGCCAGCGCGTCCGCCCAGTTACGAGCAACCGCAACAGCGTCCAGCGTCACCCGGCAGGCCTTCGCCAGAGGACGATACGGCGCGTAGCAGTTCTGCTCTTCGAACTTCGCCAGGCTGCCCGCGAAGTCCATGCCGACAGCGGCGTCCGTCTGCTGACTGTTGATGTTCAACAGCGCCCGCCACGTCGCGGTCTGCGAACCCTCGCCCGCGATCACACGCGGGAACGCCGACGTGTTGTTGCGCGCCGGCACGTTCACCGGGATCAACGCAACCTGGCCACCAAGGTCAACGCCCTGGATACCCGTCCCGGCCAGGATGCCTTCAGAGGACTTCTTTACGGCCTCGATCGTTTCCTTCGTGATCTGCTCGACGTCGAGCTGTGATCCACCAGTCATGTCTAACTCCAGTTCAGCTAAAGGGGATTACTCGCACGGCCTTAGTGGCCGCACACGATCAGAGCTGCTGAGTGCCGCCCACGCTCGCGTAGATCCGAGCGTATGTCAGCTTCTCGCCAAGCTCAGCGCGACGCGACGGGTTAGTCTCTTCGGCGAGGGACTTCTCCAGCGTCTCGATCTCAGCGTCCTGCGCGCTCTTCGCGGCCGTGTCGCTCAACCGGCCCTCAGCCCCGGGGAAAGCCCCGCGAGCCTGACCGTCGAGCGAAGGGCCACCAGCACGGGGGCGCTTCGCGAACTTGGCAACCATCTCCTCCACTGACGCTAGACCCTTCGTCAGTCCCTCGAGCTGGTCCGCCACCTGCTTTGCGAGAGCCTCGTCGACTCCCTTGTTCACATACTGCGGGTCAACCTTCCCGCCATCGGGGATAGCGGTAACGTCGTCCGCGTCCGCCGAAGCGGTCGGCTTGATGTCGGCGGTCGAGATGTCCCCGCCGTTGTTGGCGTTCTTCGCAGCCTCCTCGTCAGCCAGCTTCTTCGCGGCTGCCGCGTCCTGCTTTTCCTGGTCGAGGACCGCCTTGACGGACTTCACAACCAGCTCGCCAAGCTCATCCTTCGTCACTGAAGCCATGTCAATCTCCTCGTCGTCATCGGTTTTGCCTTTCGCGCCATCGATGACGGCACCAAGGTGTTTATGCGCAGCTTCCAACGCTGTCATGTTCTTACCGCTGAGCATCCGACCAACCTTGACCGCTTGCTCCTCGGCACCCTTGGTCGCTTCACCCTCTGCTGCCTCATGGTACGACAACCGCGCGACGGTTCCCAGAGCGAACTCCAGCGCCGTCTGCGCTTCTTCCAAATCCCAAGCGTTCGATGCGTCACCCGCGTCAGCGACACGAGACTCCGTGCGCTCGCGTTCGGTGATGTTGTCCAGTGCCGTGCAACAGCCGGCCAAGCACTCCCCGACCTGCCGGAGCGTCGCCGCGTCGTAGCTCTCCCACGGCATGTTTCCCGGGGTCGCGGACTCCTCGGGTGTCGGCTCCGGGAACGTGCCGTCCTTGATCGCCTGGCGCTGCGTGTCGAGCTGGTCCATCGCTTCGACCAGCGACGCGGCAGCGATGGCCTTCGCGATCGCCTGCGGGTTGATGATCCCAGCGCCGTCGAGCGTGGCGAAGTTGCCAGGGTGATCGTTGACCTGCGCCTCGGCGGGAATCTCATACGTGCTCGCACCACCCTGGAAAAGCGCCGAATCATCCGGCGACGCCTTCGGGCCCGGTGCGGCGGGACCCACTAGTCCAGACTGGGCGGTCGTGGTGTTCGTGCCGGTGCTCTCCGGCGTGTTCGTCCCGCCCAACGCGTCCTGTGCGGCGTTCTTCGACGCGGCTTCGGCGACTTCGGACTTGTCGTCGATGTCGATGCCGTGCTCTTTCGCGGCGGCCTTGATCTTGCCGGCGGCTTTCTTCTTCGCGTCCGCCGGATCGCCCTTCGCTTCTGAGAAGTCCTGCTGGCCGAAGCGGCCGAGTGCGGCTTTCGCGTGCGCTTCATCGTGGATCGGCAGGTGCTTCCCGCCGTTCTTGTCGACGAACGCGAAGCTGCTCGCGGGCATCGCCTTGCGGTCGGCGGCACTCAGGGCCTTGTCCACCTCTTCGGCTTCCTTAGAGCTCGAGCCGGTGACCTCATCCTCCTCGGCGTCGGCCTCCGCGCTGTCGCTCTTTTCGGCGACTTCGCCCTTGCCCTTGCAGTCCGGGCATTCGCGGTTGCCCTGCATGATCTTCCCCGAGCCATCGCAGGTGCCGCACTTTTCCATGCCGTCAGCGGCAGCCTTCACCAGCAGAAACGACGTCGCGCCGTTCGCCGGGGTCCCAACACCATCGAGACGCTCGGGGTCCAACACAACAAGCTCGGTTACATCGACGCCCATTTCGCCTCCAGGATAGTCATCAAGAACGCAGCTTTGCCAGATCGGACTCGGATGCCAGCCGGCGACGCGCGCCACCCTGCGGGCTGTAGCCACGGACAGCGCCAGACTTGATGAGCGGCCAGACGCTCTCGCTCCACTGGACGCCGAGCATCCAATCACCCTCACGGATCGTCTGCTCCGAGCCGTCAGCGGCCTTCACGACCCACGGGTCAGCGCGCCAGATATACGATTCGACGACGGTGCCGGAGCCCTCCGTGCCGTCACGGTGATGCACGCCGATACTGCGGCTCTTGCTCATCCAGCCCCAAGCGGCCTTCTCCAGCGCCTCCATCGAGACGTAGTCGATGTGGCCGTCCTTCGCGACCGCGACATCGGGCTTGAGTGCTGGATAGGCCAAGCCGAGTGTGAATCGGCGCTCGTCCTCGGCCTTCACGATCCGCCCATACGCGAGCTCGTCGCTCGCCAACGCCTTCTGCACCCGTGGCGTGTCGACCTGCTCAGCCTTCACGGCCTCACCCGCATGGTTGTGGATGTGGATGTGCGTGTCGCCCATCTACGTCAAGCTCCAGTTCGCACCGTCCAACGCTACCTGCTGTGCGGCCGGCGCGGTGCCACCGAATTCGATCTTCCCCGTCGTCAGGATGGCAAAGTAGGCGAGCAGGTCGGTGTTCAGGTTCAGCGACGGGATGAACACGTCTTTGGCCGGCCGTGCGGCCGCTGCCAGTGTCGCGATTTCCGCGCCGGGTTTCGCTTCCTTGCCGGACGCCACGACGATCACACCCCGCAGTTGGGCGTTGGCGCCGCCGTCCGTTGTCCGAACCGCCGGAACGTAGTACGGCCCAGCTTCCCAGTCTTCGGCGAGCGCCAGATCTTCCCATGCGCCCACGCCACCACCACCCGCGCCGGTTCCTCCGGTCCCGCCGGTCCCGCCAGTACCTCCGGTGCCACCCGTCGGCCCGGTCGGTCCCGTAGCTCCACCACCGCCACCACCGGCGCTCGACAGCGAAGCCACCCCGACAGGCTCGCCGGACGCGGGAACCACCGCTTCCTGGCTGAGCCCGGTGGCAGCGCAAGCGAACGTGTAGTGGGAGCCGGTAGGGAACGTGCCCGGATCAGTGTTCGCCGGGAGCGTTATCGCGAAGTCTCCGCTCGCGCTCGTCGATACCGTCGTCACACCCACAGGTGCTTGAGCGGACCCGTTGTGCAGCGTCGCGGACAGCGTCGCCGTCACCGGCACGTTCGCCGCCGGCTGACCGTTCGCCAAGAACAACCTGCCCGTGACGATGGTTCGCGTGAAGCTCACGCGTGAAGCATAGCGCCAAGCCTACGAAAAGCTACTCAAAGCTATGCGGGTGTGCGTTCGATGCCACTCGGCGGGTCCGCGTGATCCGCCGGCCAGTGGTGTCCTCGCGGACAGTGGAGTAGCTCAAGCGACTCGGATAGTGTCGAGAGAGGCGCACCGCAGGACGGGCAGAATCTCATCGGCGTGTCGCGCATCGCTCAAGCGCGGGTGCGATACGTCCGCACAAAGTCCGAGTCAAACAGCACGAGCGCCACGACCACGATCCCGAAGATCAAGGTCAGCGTGGTCGAAACTTCAGCAGCAGCGCCGATCAAGATCAAGTAGACGCCGAGCAGGACAACGGCTAGCTGGGTGAGGCTCATGCGTGCGAGTGTACACGTGGCGAGTAGTCCTCCGGCTGGAGCCTGGTCTCGAAGTACGGCCAGAGCTGTTCGCAGGTCTCGCACGGCAAGCGTTCTGTGTGCTTGTCGAGGCCGTCTGTCGTTGTCTTGACGCGCGCTGGTCTAACCAGGCAGATCGAGCACGGCATCTGCGAAACGGGGATCTCCGCGACCGTGACTGTCGCTGACTCCATAAGCCACACTCCTATGTTAGTCCCCGCTCAAATGCAGGGTCCCACGCTCAAATGCGCGGGCGGTGCGGGCACGATACCAAACTACTCGCTAGCTTGCTCTTCCCCACCCGCTTCGGGTGCCCCGAGATCCACCCGCGGGGCCTGAGCACATCGGCAGCGAGGGTGGACTGGCACCGAACCGTTCGGCCAATCATCACCAGTCTTGATCGGGGAGGCGTCCTGGTTCTCTTCGCATTCCGGGCAAGCGTCCGCCTCGCTCATCCACTCTTCTTCCTCAACGCCAAGTTCCTGGTAGGTCTGTTCGCTGGCGGTCGTCATCGCCCGCGCGTATTCAGTGTTCGCTATCAGTTCCGATCGGCCAGGGTCGCTCACCACGTCCCGGATTTCTTTCCCAACCGTCTGGATGCTGTCGCCTTTGCTCAAGCCTTCGGACACCATGCCGCCGATCTTGTCGATGGTCGTGTCTTCCAACCCGGCGATCGTGTGCCCGGCGTCTTCGAGCATCTGCCGCATCCCGCCGTCTGCCGCGTCCGCCGCCGCCCGACCAAAGCCGGGCTCCCACTGATCCCAATAGTCCGCCGGCACCTGCTCCGACACGTCCTTCAAGCTCGCGACGATCGTTCCGCCGGCAGCATGAGCGGCATCGTGCGCGCCTTGCAGCATCGAGTCGCCGTACAGCTCGCTCAGCACC